CGGGGTGGTTCATAGTCTGGATTTAACACTGTGCGTTCTCTTGATACTTTAAATTCCACAGCGGACTCTCTTTTGGTATATCTAGGTGTTGCGGAATTAACTCCGTCTCCGATGAGTGGTGCAAGGATTTTTAACTCTACTTCCGTCTGATAAACTCTTTCACCTTGCATATCAGATACAGAGTTGTCCATGGAAAAGTCAGATTGAATGAAGCCTTCAAACCTGTGCTTCTTGTTTTCGATTACAACATGATTTCTAGATCCTGGAAATGTTATGAAGGGTTGTACAAGATCATTCATTTGCTGCTGATACTCTGTCTTAATAGAAATTTTGTAAGACGCTTCTATATAAACTGGCATTGCCATTGTCACAGTCTCGTATACAACCTTTTCTTTTCTTCTTGTTCTAAAGTTAATCTTGCCCCTAGTTCTCATAGCCTCTGCATTCGCAAAGTTTGATGTCTTGTCTTGATTTATTCTTCTTGCAACAGTTATAGCTCCTGCCTGCTTATCTGAGTTTTTAGGAAGATTGGCAAAAGCTGTTCCCTTCTTTGATGGATCTTTGACAACGGATGTTCTCTCGATTGTTATCATTGGCAGGATGAGTGCCCCTGAGCTATCTCTCAATGATGGGTTGTTTTTTGCCTGAAATGATTTTTCTCCGGCAACCCATTGAACTGGTACTTTTCTGAAGCCTTTCGCTGTAGATGTCTGGAGTGACATCTGATCATCTAGCCAGTCGTAAGCTGCCTGATCAATATCCTCAAGAGATGTCGGTGAGAGACTTATGCCTCTTAACTCTTCCTTATCAGCCATTAAATGAACCCTCTCTAGCCTTCCTGCATGTAGCAGTTATTTCGAATTTGTGCCCCTCTTGCCCGAACAAGTACCTTGGCTGAGATATGTCGGAAACTTCATAGAACTGATTATCGTACAGTACAAAGTCTCCCTCTCTAACATACAAGTCTTGATCCTCGGTTAGGCGGCGTCTATGAAAGTGTACCACAATGTTACTTATCTTGTCAATACCATAATTGGTATAAGTCGTGTCTGTCTCCTGTTTCTCGACAAGAGCGTGGACACGAATTGGTGGTAAGTATGTCTTCTTAATAGATTCCCCATAAAGTGGGTGAAAGTTCGAAGACTTAATATCAACTGGGTAATATACGACTGTCTGCCCTATCACCCTCTCAATTAACTCATCGTTAACCTGCTTTACAAGATCTCTTTCCTTCTTCCCCGTGAAGAGTGGGGGAGGGGGAGCGTCTGGCTGTGTCCATTCGTCTGACATCTATAAGCCTCCCTTATCCTGTGAAAATGGCTGTTGGAATCTTAACCATTACTCTGTTTGAGTTCTCGACTGTCTCTGCGTCAGACTCTAGCAACTTGCTGTAAGTTAGTTCGTCGAGAGTCGTCTTCAACTCTTCACGAAGTGCTTCCTGCTCTTCCTTGCCTGCTGAGACAAGAGCATCGCCATTCATTGAAATGTCGTTACCTGGAATTGGAATAGACGAGAACTTTGAGCGAACAAGCCCCAACATCTCTTTGGACAAGGAAAGTGCGAATCTTCTAATCCACTGTTTACCAATAGAGTTGATGTTCTTATAAGGAATGTTTTGTAAAGGCATGGTGTTCATGTTATTTACACCGTCTAGCCCAGTTGTTCCGGCGTCAGGATCTTCTGCCCAAGTATCAGTTGGGTACACATACTCAACCCACATCTTACTCGTATCAGCCGGGGTTGGGTAGATTCTTAATTTATTGTTTCTTAACTCATAAGAATAGTGTGAAGTTCTTACATAGAGAGATTCCTCATACGCCTTTGCCTGCAACTTGTTATGCCACATGGGCACTATCTCATAAGTTGAGTCATCTGCGTATTGCCCATATGTGGACATGTTGCCGAGGACGTTCACGCCATTGTAGTAGCCATAGTATCTCCACATTGCCTTTGGTGACTTGTAATATACCTTTTTAATAAGAAGCTTTGATGGACCCGGGATTGGGGTATTTGGATCAGTGTCAAAGCCAAGCTTTGTTTTTAAGTCTGCTGGCATGTTTGTTGTTATAAGGTTCTGGAGATCGTAATCTTGGACGCCTGCTGTCAAGTCAAATGATGCTGAATAGACTGTGGCGTTACCTCCGACTCCTACCTCTTCTGATATACCCTCAGTTACCTTTCTAGCGTAAGCAAAATCAAATCGTGGGTACTTTAAAGATATGTGAGTCTTTTCGTTTACAACGGCGTTATCGGCTTCTGTAGTAGTTATCATCCCGTCTTCGCTAAAGACGCCTGTTGCATTCCCAAGTGAGTTAGACAGAGTATTCTTTGTCTGATGAATGTTCATGATATAGGAGTATTCTAGGACGGACTCTTCATAGGCAGCGAATACCTGCTCCTTTGTTAGTTCGATGTCCAGAACATCTCCACCAAGTTTTCTATAGGTATGGGCAACTTGATCTGCTGCACCACGAAGAAAGCCATCTACTTGAGATTGTTCGGCTACACCACTTGCATCGAACCAATAATTGACATTTGTATATATTCCAAAGGGAAATGAAGCAATTAATTTCTGATAAGGAGTGTCGACTCCTGCCTCGACAGTGGGAATATCATAACTCTCCGGCAAGACAATAGTGCTCGTCGTTTGAGATGGTGTTAGTGTGGGTTTTGCCATTTAGGACTTCCTCCGCATTTTCTTTAGTAAGTAGTTTGGCAAATACAAAAAAAGCCCCAACCTTTCGGAAGGGGCTCATTTGTTAGAGTTAGACTCTAAATGAAGGCTAAGATTTAGCCCTCAAGATCACGTACAACTACCAGTCCGTACATATCTGGACGAACCATCTTCTTGCCGTAACGAGTCATCACTGCCTTACGAGGCGTGAAGTCTTCAGCGTTGAAGATTGTAGGAGTAACCTGAAGTGGTACATATGGAGCGTAAACGAAGCCACTCTCAAGGAATGAGCTACCCTTACGACCAACAAGAACCACGTTACGTGGGAAGTAAGGATCTACGTGGAGATCCCATTTCTTGTTGATTGAACCAACCTGTACTGCACCGACTGAACCAGTAGCATCGTCGTGAGTGACTGAAGCTCTGAAACCAGAGGTGAACTCAAGGATGTTAGCAACCTCTGGTCCGCAAACCAAGAAGTTAGCACCACCACGAAGAGTCTTACGGTGGATGTCGGCTGAAACGTCGTTGATAGTCTCAACGAGAGTCTCATACCATTCGCTTACTGAACCTGTGAAATCAGGAGGAGAAGCCAATGATGTTGCGTCAGCACCAGTCAATCGGTTAACGAAAAGACCTGGACGACGTGACCAGTAAAGCTTACCAGCCTGGGCACCTGCGATAAGATCTGAAAGGATTTCCTGATCAATTTCCAAAGCAATCTGCTCTGAAAGAATACCAGTCAACTCAACTTCAGCGTCGAGGTTATGATAAGCGTTCAGGTCTTGAGCAAGCTCTGGAGACCATGAAGCCTTCAACTTGCGAGTTACAGCAGTGATAGCTGTTGAGTCAACCTTGATTGCGATTTCAGGAAGGGCGTTATTCTTCTCGTGACGCCAGTGCTCGTCACCCTTGATTGCACCAAGTGCTCCACCTTGAGCAAGGTTATCAGCCATTGCAAAGTCAATAGCAACTGCTTCGGTAGTGACGATAGTAGTTGAGCCACCAACGAAAATCATGCGAATAGCCTTACCATTGATAGGTGCTCCAGCGTCGATTTCCTTTGTTAGTCTTCTTACGATGTTACCATCTGTAGCATCTGGACCTGCTGCGTGCAAGTGACGTAAGTCTGGACCCTGAACTCTCTTGAAACCTTCGTCGCCGAGGGCTTCGAGTGCAGACTTGCTAACGTCAATGATGTCAACCTTTGTTCCACCATCAAGAGCGAGTAAGTCAGCATCGAAGTCTACCTTCAAAGCTTCTCCGTCAGAAGCGAGAAGTGCAGTGACAGTAGTGTTCTGAACAATAGCGTTTGCCCCGTCGTCAAGAGTGACTGAGATACTCTCACGAGCAGCAGAGTGACCGCTAACAAGATCATAGAACTGTGCAGGCTGATCGCCTAGATCACGAGTGTCTGACGCCAAGTTAACGCCACCGAGAATTCCCTTAGCTTTAACCTGACCGCCGTATACTGATGGATCCTGCGCTGCTGGGAGACCGTCTTCACCTGCTGTTCCTGGGTTCTTCACGAAGTCCATGAAAAAGATAAGACCACTTGGCAAGCTCATTGGCTGAACTGAAACAAGCTTCTGAGCCAAAAGTCCACCGAATACACGACGAACGATTGGGAATGCAACTGCTGCGAAGCCTTCGACGTCGCCGCCAGCCATTGTGTTTGATTCACGAAGTAATTCCTTCGCCTGGTTCTCTAATAGAACCGCCATTTGATTTCTGTCGAAATCGCCTTCGAGACCCTCAAGAAGTCCAGTCTTTTCCCATTTGTTGAGAATAGCCTCGCCTTCCTTAGAAAGATCACGATTTACGATTCCTTCTGTAAGATTTGTTAAAATAGACATTTTGTTTATATTCCTCCTAGAATGATTTAATTTTGTCTTTTAATTAGCTGTTGTTAATTCCAGCTAACTGCTGCATTCTCTGTGAGAATGTATCGGTTTGCCTCGGTGTGCCAATAAGCCCACGAGACGCAAATGGCGAAACGTTTTTCTTTACTGCTTCACTCAATGTATTTGGTGCTGACTTCTTGGAAGTTTCGCTACTCAACATTGTGTTTTGAAGTGTCTCGAAAATAGTTTTCGCTTCATTAACCGAACCAGCACCCGTAATGGACTCGACAATTTCGTTTTTCTGTCGCTCATTCAAAGAGGCATTGTTTAGAATGCGATTCGTGTACAACAACTTAGCATTGGAAAGATTAACTTCCGCAAGTCGCTGTGTGATTTTGTCAATAGCAGAACGATATCTCTGCTGTTGAGCACCGAAACCCTGTGCTTGATTCTGAAGCTGTGCGACTTCCTCTTCCAACTCCGTATTACGGGCTGTTAGGCTCTGAATCATTTCTTCTTCCTCAGTAAGGACTGGGGTTTGAACTTGCTCTGTCTCTTCTTCGTCAAGTTGAGACGCAACTTCTTCAACCTCTTCCTCTTCCTGCATAGGGATAGAAATAATATCTTGTCGCTCAGGCTCATGATCAATCTCAAGAGCTTCTAGGTTAATTTCTTCATCTTCTTCGACGATCTCTAATTCTTCACCAAGGTTAATTTCCTCGTCTTCTTGAATTTCGAGAGTTTCCTCTTGAAGCTCAAGTTCTTCTTCTTCTGGCTCCAAAGCTGGCTCTTCCTGGGACATTCCCATATCCATACCTGCTTCTTCTTCCTCTGCTTCAATTTCTGCTCGAAGCTGGGCGAAGTCGATTTCCTGAGGTTCGTCGTCCTCTGGACAAGGGCAGAGTCTTTCTCCTGAAAGATATGATGGAGGTGCCATTTCTGGTGCCCCCATGCCCATCTCTTCATTTAAGTTCTCTTCCTCTTGTTCGAGGAGGCGAGAAGTCGCTGTCCTAAGTTCGTCAGCATATTTCTCTAATAATTCGTTTTCTGCGCTCTTAACGGCAGCTTCTTTAAGGGCTTTTGCGTCAACAAGAGCTTGTTCGAGTAAATTGGACATTTATTAGTCTCCTCACCTTTCGTGTTTATAAGTGAAAAAGTCGTCGTTTTTCTCTAATAAATAGTCTTATAACGCACGAAACGACAATTTTGAAAAAAATAAAAAAAAGGGGAGCATTTGCTCCCCCATAAAACTATTAAGTTTTTATCTTTTACTTGCTAAAAAGCAAATTATACAGTTACTGTACCTTCGTCATCAGCGAATGTATAGAATACTGCGATACCAGTCTTGTTACCCTCAAAGGTGAATGTAACGTTACCAGTTGATGAGTCAATCTCCATTGGAGCGATCATGTGATTCAAGTTTCCGCTTGAGTCTGTCTCGAACAACTGAATGAAACTACCAGTTGATGGATCGAAACCTGTTGGGAATGAAGAACCGTCAACCTCAAGTGATGCAACGCTCGTGAAAGCGATCTTGTTGTGTCGGTTGTTCTCTCTTGTCTCAAGAGATGAAAGGCTTGATGCCTCAGAAGAAAGCTGACCTGAAAGGTTAGCCTCAAGTGAAGTGATTGATGAACCTCTTGCAACAACCTCTGATGAGAGGTTTGTTGAGAGAAGAGCTTCTGACGAACGAGCCGTTGAAGCTTCTACTGAAATAGCAGCGTTGATTGAAACGACGTGTGATGCGATCGCCGTATCGTTTACAAGATCAACTGCGTTGATAAGTGAAACGATTTCGACAAATGAATCCTTGTCAGCATCTGCTGAAGCAAGAATTGCGTCTACACGAGCCTTCTCTGTTGAAACCTCACCTGAGAAACGAGTCTGAAGTGATGTATCAGCGGCTGCTCTTGCGCTCTCTTCTGAAGAAACACGAGTTGTAAGTGATGAATCACCTGCGACTCTTGCGTCTTCTTCATTTGAGAGACGAAGCTCGATTGAATCATCAGCATCGCTGCGTGCAACCTCTTCGCTGGACAAACGAGTTGTGAGTGACGTATCGGCTGTTCCACGAGCAGATTCTTCGCTTCCAAGTCTAGTAGTCAATGATGCGTCAGCAGCGACTCTTGAAGAAGCCTCTGATGAAACTGCTGCGTCCTGAGCGTCTTCTTCCTGTGAAAGACGAAGTGCGATGGATGCGTCAGCAGCAACTCTTGACGATGACTCTGATGAAAGAGCCGTGTTAAGTGAAGCTTCTGATGAACGTGCAGTTGAAGCCTCAACTGAAAGAACAGTCTCAAGTGAGCCGTCAGCAGCAAGTCTTGTTGAAGACTCTACCGAGATAGCTGATTCGAGTGAATCGTCAGCGTTCCCACGGGCAACCTCTTCTGAAGAAACTCTTGTAGTAAGTGATGAATCACCGGCTACTCTTGCGTCTTCCTCATTTGACAAACGAGTTGTAAGTGAAGAATCTGCGTTTCCTCTTGCTGTCTCTTCAGCAGCCAAACGAGTTGTAAGGGAACCGTCAGCAGCGACTCTTGAAGAAGCCTCTGTTGAAATCTTGGTGTTCTGTGATGCGACGGCTGTACCGAGAGCATTATCGTTAACCGTGTCAACAGCGTTAATAAGTGAGACGATTTCTACGAATGAGTCCTTATCTGCGTCTGCTGAAGCGAGGATAGCGTCTACTCTATCTTCTTCTGATGAAAGTCTAGTCTGAACTGAACTCTCTGCGGAGCGTGCTGTTGACGCTTCTGATGAAAGGGCTGTTTCTAATGAACCGTCCTTTGCAAGTCTTACTGACTCTTCTACTGAGATACGAGTTGTAAGTGATGAGTCCGAAGCTGCTCTCGCAATTTCTTCTGTTGAAAGACGAGTCTGCAAAGAAGTCTCTGCGTTGCCCGCTCTAGTCTCTTCTGAAAGAACTGCTGAAGCTCTTGCGATAAGCTCTGATGAAAGGTTACCTGAGATAACCGCTTCTGCTGCAAGTGCTCTTGTCTCTTCTGAAGCAACTGCTGAAGTTCTTGCTGAAACCTCTGCTGAGAGATTTGTTGAAAGAACAACTTCTGCTGATGCTGCTCTTGAAGCTTCTGACGAAACGTCGGCTGCTCTAGCATCTTCTTCAGTTGAGATTCTTGTCTGCAATGAAGAGTCAATAGCTACAAGTGATGCAACTGCTGCGTCCTCTGAAGACTCTTCTACTGAAAGACGAGTTTCCAAAGATGAGAGGTCATCGAAGTTACCAAACTCAATCCAAGCTGTAGTTGCTGCGTTCCAGACATAAAGCTTGACGTCTGAGCCGTCGAGTCTCTTTACGATACGACCATCTTCGTGTGATGTTCCTGAAGGTAAATTCGTAACAACTTCTAGTGCGAAGTCCTTTACGGATGCCTTTACTATATTAATTCTACTCATGTGTTTTTATCCTCCTATAAATGTAAAAAACACAGTGCTTAAAGCACTTTATAAAAAGCGGGGGGTGCCCGAAGGCACCACCCCTAAAATGTGATTTAGCTAAATGCCAAACCTTACGATATTACTATCGTGATGTTCCAAACAGTATCGCTCTGGGCATTACCGCTGTTGTCCTCTGACGAAGCAGTAACAGTGACAGTATATGTACCATTTGACGGAACTGCTCTGTTATAACTACCTCCATTCTCCTTAAACTTAATTGAAGCATAAGAATAGTTGTTAAGGGACGACTGGTCACCCGAAGTATAAGGTGCGATATCAAATTCGTCAGCGTCAGTTCCTGAGAGTGTCCAATCAGTGTTAGACCTAGCCCAGCCATAAGAGCTTGCACTGCTGTTAGTGTTGAAACTCATTAGGCTGTCTGTGAAATTGTCCCCTGCTGATAATACACTTGGGTTGGCGAGTGAAACACTCGTTGTGTCGCCAATTTCAGCTTTAATGTCGTCTGCCTCGTTCGTAGAGTCCCAATAAGCATTTCCGTAGGTACCACCGCCTAAGTCTCCATAATATGAGCCAGCCCGATGGGTAAAGTCATAGTCGTGAGCCTTTGTGTAATAAGGTGACGATTCACTACCTGCCTCAAATACCTTTACGCCAGAAGTGTTATAACCCTCTGCCCATACCTTGAAGACATCGTTGAGTCCCGCAGTTTGTGCAGGAGATGTGGATCCTGGAAATGACTCGTAGTCCTGACCGCCGATGCTATACTCATAAAGAGTCAAGGCGCTGTCGTTGTAGTCAGTTGAAGACCAAGTTGAGCCACCATCAGTAGACTGTTGCGAATACCATCTGATATAAGCACCAGTCGTTCCAGAACTCGTGTGAGTTCCGAAGTTGATGAAAGGCGTATAAGTACCTGTCCCGTTGTCATAATTCATCGTAGTAGGCTTGTCAATGACCCACTGCGGACTACCTTCAGTACTATAAACTGCGTTGTCCAGGTCGACAATATACAGAGTACTCTTGAAGGCTGCTGCGCCGAGTGTTTCAGAAATTTCGTCTGGCTTATCAACAGCGTAACTTGTGTTACTAACTGCAAGTTGAAGCTGTGTTGCCGTAGATGGTTCCGTTACTGTACCTTCATCGGCTGCGAATGAATAAAACACTACGAAGCCTGACTTAGCCGTTGAACCAAGGTCAAACGACATAACACCAGTTGAAGCGTTATAAGTAGAAGGTGCTACAAGGTGACGATAGACGCCTGAAGAAACTTCCTGGAAAACCTGAACCATACCATTGCCTGGTTCAAAGTTTGTTGGCAAGTCGACTGCTGCTACTGAGAAAGACGTCTCAGATGTGAAGTCGATTCTTACATGACGACCAACACCTTCGTGCTGTTCTTTTGTATCAATGGCTGCTGCATGAGTTGCAATATTTCCACTAATAGTGGCATAAGTTGCTGCAACTGCTGAACCCATAGCCGAGATCTCTGATGAAAGATTCGTAGACAAAACAGCTTCTGCTGAACGTGCTGTTGAAACTTCTGTAGAAATATCAGCGTCAACTGATGTAACATATGAAGCCAAAGCATCATCTGACTCTGTGTCAACTGCCGTGATGAAAGAAACAATTTCTA